GCTCTTCAACATCCACAGGGAGACCGCGTTCTTCCGGATGAAGTACGCGGGCGCCGCGGCGTTCGTCGCCGAGACGATCCTCACGGTCGGCAACAACCCGGGCGGTGTCTTCGCCTTCCCGGGCCTCTCGACTCCGCTCGCGAACCTGCCTGCCCACCCTGGTACGGTCTCGATCACGGCGACAGTCACCCCTGCAACGCCGACGACCGTAACCGACGCCGGCAACGGAACCTTCGCGGTCAGTGCGCTCTTCCCGGCTGGCGCGACGATCGACTACGACACCGGCGTGATCACCGGCAACACCGCAGCGCTCGATGCGGCTATCGCGATCACGGCGACCTACAACCAGTCGTCGATCATCACGAAGGCCCCCACGGCGGACAACCTGGCGCTCTCGATCGCACTCGGTGGCGCTGCGACCGGTACGCTCGGCCTGGTGAACTCGGTGGCGACGCCCACTGGCTCCGGTGCGATCTCCTTCACGACCACGCTGCCGCGGCAGGTCGGCACGGCCGTCTACATCGACTACGTCCGCCTGCGGATCGTGAACTCGTCGGTGGCTGGTGTTCTCTCCGGTGACACCGGCGTCGGCACGAACCTGGTCAACTTCGTCACCGGTCTTACGGACGTGGTGACGATCGTGGCGCCGCGCACCGGTACTACGATCGACGCGGACTACCAGACGGGTCTCGTCGTCACAGACGACGGCCTCGGCAATCTGATCGGCGCGATCGACGCGCTCGGTCAGAACGTGATCAACTACGAGACGGGCGCCTTCGACGTCACGTTCTCCTCTGCGCCGCTGGCGGCCAGCTCGGTGCTGGCGAACTACGTCAAGCTCAACCAGTTCGTGGACTTCCCGCTCACTGGCGGAACCGACGGCACCGCTGTGGCGCGCGCGAACATCTCGCAGCCCACGCTCGAAGCGAACCAGGAGGGTATCTACGCCTTCGATCAGGTCGAGGACGTGCTCAACGTCGTCGTGCCCGACTTCGAGGGCAGCCTGCTCGTGCAGCAGGACATCCTCGACTTCTGCGAGGCGCGCAACTCGCGCTTCGCGATCCTGGGCTTCGCGAACGGTACGACCTTCGACGAGGCGATCCAGTACATGCTCGTCACCGGCGCGTTCAACAGCCGGTGCGGCGCCTTCTACTGGCCGAACGTCTACTTCGTGAACGAGGTCACCGACCGGCCGGAGCTGGTGCCGGTAACTCCGTTCGCTGCCGGTGTCTACGCCAAGACCGCCTTCAACCGCAACGTCGGCAAGGCGCCGGCCGGTGTCGAGGACGGTCGGCTCGACGGCAACGGCACGGTCGGACCTGAGTTCGCCCGTCAGGTCATGGACATCGCCGTTCGCGACGACCTGTACCAGTCGAGGATCAACCCGCTCTTCAACTCGGTCGCGACCGGGTTCGTGGTATGGGGCGCTCGTTCGGCCTCGAAGGACATGCGCTGGCGCTACGTGCAGGCGCGCACGCTCCACGACTTCCTCATGGAGTCGCTGCGCCGTCAGCTTCAGTGGGCGGTCTTCGAGAACAACGGTCCGAACCTGTGGCTCAAGATCGAGACCACGCTCCGTGGCTACATGTCGTCGCTCTACCGCGCCGGCTACTTCGCTGGTGTGACCGAGGAGCAGGCGTACTTCGTCAAGTGCAACCGCGGGAACAACAACCAGAGCACGATCGACGCGGGCAAGGTGCTGATCGACGTCGGCTTCTCGCCGTTCAAGCCGGCCGAGTTCGTGATCTTCACTCTCCAGCAGCCCGCCTCGTTCATCACGGTCTAAGGAGTAGCCCATGGCCCGCGCAGTCGAGACGGACCCGTATCACAAGTTCCGCTTCCACGTCGTTGACCCGGCGGGCGGCAACCTCGATCCGGTGGCTGGCTTCACCACCGTCACCATGCCCAACGTGGCGGTGGAGGTGCCTGTCTATCGTGAGGGCACCTTCAAGTGGACGCAGAAGTACCCCGGCGTGCCGACCGTCGGCGACGTCACCATGACGAAGGGGATCTTCAAGCGGGACTCGGACTTCTACAACTGGGTGCTGAAGTGCATCAACGGCGGCGAGGACTACCGCGCCGATCTGATCGTCAACCAGTACCACATCAGCGATGAGTTCGGGATCAACGGCAGCCCGTCGCGTGCGACCCGCCTTCTGGAGTCGTTCGCGATGGACGCCAAGCCGACCGACGACCTCGACTCGTCCAGCTCCGAGGTCGCGGTTCAGAGCTTGACCCTTGCGGTCGAGCAAGTGATCCCTGAGTTGGTCCCGACGACCTAACAGCCTTCTTCCAGCCATCGGAGAGAGCGCACCGGGTGTTCCGGCGCGCTCTCTTCGTTTAGAGTGAGTTCATGGCCGACCCGAGTGTGCCGAACAAGCCGGTGCGTCCGGTCAACGACGCGCTGCTTTGGGAGCGAGTCCAGCGGTTCGTGCCGCAGTCGCTGCCTAGTTCGCTGCCGCATACGCTCGGCAAGTTCGACCAGCTCACGATCAAGCTCGTCGACGGCAACTACGTCCGCCGGCGCTTCTTCATGGACTTCAACTACGGCGGACACGACCTGGTCTACGGGCCAGGGAACAAGACGTATCCGACGGTCACGTTCATCCCGCGGAACGAAGTGTGGCTCGATGCGCTCGTCTCGAAGGAAGCGCTGGCGCCAACGCTCTTTCATGAGCTGATCGAACGAGCGCTCATGAAGAACGGTGCGAGCTACAACGATGCGCACCGCATCGCTAACGTCTCCGAGCGGAAGCTGCTCGGATTCAAGACGAATCTCATGCGGACGCCGCTTACTTACGCCACAGTGCGCGCGAGGAGTTCTCGTGGCTAGGTCTTTTGGTCGACCGTACAAAACGCGGCGGTTTCTAACTGAGCATGAAGAGACAGAAGCGCTCCGACTCTACATAGCGCTAGAGTGGTCCGTGCGAGCGGTAGCACGACACCTCGGGGTCTCGCACACCCCTGTCAAGCGCGTGTTGATTAGTGCTGGCGTATGCATCAAGAAGAAGTTTTCTCGATTCACTACTTCAGAACAGGCCAACATCACCACCGCTTATGTCGGCGGACAGTCTTCCACCTACCTCGCGTCTTCGCACAAAACCACGGCTCATGTAGTTCTAAAGATCGTCAGGGACGCCGGCGGCTCGGTTCGTAGCCAAAAGGAGCGGGTGTTTACGCCTGTAGAGCTTGAAAGCATCGTTGCACGCTATAAGAGCGGAGAGACGGCGAACGCTATCGCCGCTTCTTACGGGGTATTTCACAGGAGGATTCTGAAGATCGTTCGACAGGCTGGTATCAAGCGTCGACCTATCAATCAGGTGAAGTTCGTCGATGCAGCCGGTCGGTCATTTACGCTTAGGAGTGGTTGGGAAGTACTGGTGGCTCGATTCTTCGACGAACGTGGAATGCGCTGGGACTATGAGCTTCGTCGGTTCGATGTAGTTGTCGACGGGAAGAAGCGGACCTATAAACCCGACTTCTGGATCTACGGCGCAGCTAACGAGATCGTTGCCATCATTGATGTGAAGGGGCGTGGATGCGCTCGTCAACGAAGGTCGATTGCTGCGTTTGTAGAGCAGTATCCTGACCTGCCGTTCGAGATTTGGAGTGCTTCTACACTGCGAGAACTAGGGCTCCTCTCCCCGTTTGCACGGAGCGTAAGTCATTGTGGCTAGATCATTTGTGTCGGACCCGATGCTGAGCTGTAACTTCGCGCTCATCGACGTTCCGATGGCCGGGCTGATCCCACTCGCCTTCCCGTACAAGGTGATCAAGAGCGCGCTCTCGAACGCCGCCTTCATCGGCATGAAGTCGATCTCCATTCCAACCATGACGTTGGAGACGAAGGAGATCCGAGAGGGCAACTGGCCCTACGTCCACCAGGTCCACTCTGGCTACGTCAATGGCGGTGACTGCGTGATCAGCCAGGCGGTGCTGCCGATCGCGCTGGACATGTACCAGTGGTTCCTCCAAGGGGTCTGGGGACGCGTTGGACCGCGCCGGAACTTCATGGTGGCCCACCTGCGCCAGGACAAGAGCCTCCCGGCCCGTGTGATCTGGCTTCAGGGCTGTATCCCGGTCTCCTGGAAGGCTTCTTCGGACTTCGACGCGACTTCCTCTGAAGTCTGCCTTGAGGAGCTGACCATCAAGGTCCACAAGATCGAGGTGCTCCCTATCCCAACTGAGGATACGATCCAGGGAGCTTGACGCTGCGCGGTATTGTGTTACAGTCCCGCATAGCGGAGCGCTGACACAATGCCGCAGAAGATTCGCCTCAACTACTCGCTCGACGAGCAGACCGCCCAGTCGCTCGACGACTACTGCAAGAGCGGCGGTCGTAAGGCGGCTGAGGTCGCGCGCCAGGTGATCCTGGACTACCTCGACACCGACGCCGAGCTGGCGTTGCCGCCATGCGTCGGTCACCCGACCGACAAGCGCGCTGATCTGTGGCTTCAGCCGGCGTCGATGGCGTCAATCGACCGTCGAGTGAAGCAGGAGCGGCACGTCTCCAGGTCAGCGCTGATCTGCGCGCTGCTCGCGCGCTTCCTGGCCAGTCGGCCGCTGCCGAAGACGGCTGCAATCACGATCAACATTCCGATCGAGCTGCTGAATCGGCTCGGGGACGCACCCGAAGCGGCGATTCTGCACGCGATCGAAGAGTCACTCACGAAGGAGCTGGTCTGATGCCTTCCCTCCAGGACATTCCCGGTGTCGAGATCTTCGGTAAGGGCCAGAAGGACTTCGAGCTTCCGGTCGGCTACGTCGACGGCGCCGGCAAGGTGCATCGCAACGTCATCCTGCGTGAGATGACCGGCGTCGAAGACGACATGCTCGGCAACGACGATCTCCCGATCGGCGAGCGCGTCTCGAACGTGCTCTGCGCGTGCATTCAGAAGCTCGGAGACGTCTCCGACAAGGAGCTGATCAAGCAGGCCGTCTCCGATGAGCTGAAGCTCGGCCTGCCGATCACTGAGCAGGACCGGATCGCCGCCATGATCTTCCTGCGGCGGACGTCCCTCGGCGACACCTACCGCTTCAGTCGGAACTGCCCGCGCTGCGGCGAGCGCGCGAACAACCGCGAGGTCGATCTGCGGACGCTCAAGATCACCGGCGTCACCGACCCGACCAAGCGGCGCGTGCAGGTCACGCTGCCCTCCTCGAAGCGCAAGGCCGTGGTCAAGGTCCTGACCGCGAAGGGCTCAATCGAGATCGGCCGTCTTCGTCCGTCCATGAAGGACATCAAGAGCCTCGCCCTGCTGGTGCGGCTGGAGTCGCTCGACGACAAGTCGATCCCGGACATCCGGATCGGGCTCGACCTGATCAAGCACCTGCCGCAGGCCGACCGGAACTACCTCCGGCAGGTTCAGAACGCCATGGAGGCGTCGGTCGATACCGACGTCGAGGTCAAGTGCAAGAACCCGGTGTGCGGGAACGCCTGGACCTTCCCACTGGACGTGGGACAGGGTTTTTTCTTGGACCTGGATGGGGAGGTGGCTACGCAGACGCTCACCTGGTTGTAGGAGTTCGGTTCGCCGCCTTCTGGCCACTCGCCATCAAGGCCACGGTCGAGCACGATTTCTACTTCCTGTCGCAAGCCCATGGCTGGTCTTACGATCAGGTCTATGGAATGCCCAGTTCGCTGCGGCACCGGTCGGTGAAGTTCCACGAGGAGGTCGTTAGGATCAGGAACCTCAGGTCAGGTCAGCAGGCCCGTAGCGCCGGCAACACCTGGTTCCAGCGTGTGCAGGCCGAGAAGAAGCCGAGCTAGGATAACGCTATGGCGACCTTCAACTTCGGGATAGGCATCCAGCTCGAAGGCACCAGCGGTGTCAGCGACCTAGTCACCGCGTTGTCGGGGCTCAACGCCACGCTCGAACAGATCAGCGGCAACGTTCCGAACTTCGAGAACTTCTCCACCGGCATTGGAGATGTCTCGCAGGCGGCGAACGACGCAGCGGCGGCGAATGAACACCTAGCCGGCACGATTCAAGATACCGGCGAAGCGACAAACGAGGCGGCAGACGCAGCCGAGAATGTCAGCGATGCGTTTAGTGAGTCGACGCAAGGCTCGATCACCGAGCTTGAGCGACTCCGCAATCAGATTCGTACTGCGATCGCCGAGGAGCTTGGTCTCTCTGCCGAGGAAGCGGCGGCGAGCTTCGACGAACTCAACACAATGGTCGATGAGTTCATCGACTACGTCGAAGAGGTTGGAGACGCCGGCGAAGAGGCCGGAGATACGTTCGCGGACGCGTTCCAGGACGCCGTCATGCGGACCTCGTACGAACTGCAAGGACTCGCGAGCGACGCGCAGAACATCCTTGGCAGTCTCACGTCGATCTTCACCGGCGGTCAGGACGTCCAGATCGAACAGGATCTAGTTCGTCTTTCTTCTCAGATGGGGAAGGGCGCTGACGCCGGTCGTGTAATGACTGATCAGGTCGAAGCCCTGGCGTCTGCGAACAAGCTGAACGCGCTCGCGGTTAGTGCGTCAGCGCAAGCCATTCAACGCGCCGGTATTAGCTATGTCGGCCTCGGTGAGGACGCCCAGCGTACTGCGGCGCTCATGGTCGATGTTCTTCAGATGGACCCGGCCGCGGTTGCTGATGCGATCGGCGGCTCCAAGGCGATCGGTGCGAGCTTCACTGAACTCGCCGACACCTCCGCTCTCCTTGGCCAGGCGACCGGAGTCCCTGGACTCGTAGAGCAACTTCCTGGCGCGGTTGACTTCGCGATCAACGCGCAGATCGCATTCGCCGGGAGCGTCAAGAAGTCTGGCTCAGACATTACGAAGAACATCCAGAGCATGACTG